CAAGATTTAGAAACTGGAAACATTACAGTTGATTATGATTCACCTACAAACATGGGTGAACAAAGTGTAACTTTAAGTTATAGAGCACCTGAACAATTAGAAAATGGTGTAACAGTACCAGCTAAATTTGAAGCACTAGAAATAGAGCCGAGAGGAATAAGAATGGGACCTGATGATTATGAGATAGAATTTGACGGTGAAAATATTGTAGAAGGAATTGAAGATTTAAACTCTGATGTTTCTAGTTTAAAACAATTTGCAACAGGTCAGTTAGATGAAACAGATTTAAAAATTAGACAAGAGAAACTTAAAAAAGTACAAGACCTAAATGAAAACCAAGTATCTCAAGCAGAATATTTAGAAACTAAGTATGGTCCTGGCGATGAGGGTAGTCCTTATTATCAAGACTTTTCAGACTATGACTAAAAAACTAACAACCACAATACCACCTAAAAGAGGACCCAATCCACAAGGCTTGAATATTCCTCTAAAACAGGTTAAAACATCCAATACACCGGAGAATATAAATGGCAGATATAGACAAATCGTTACCAAACGTAAAAACATCAATCGAGGTTGATCCTCAAGAGGAAATCGAAATTGAACAACAGAAAGCTGAAGAGCTTTCTGAACAACCCGTTGAAGTAAACGAACAAGAAGATGGAAGTGTTGAAGTTAATTTTGATCCAAGCAAAGTTAACATCGAAGGGCAACCAACTCACTTTGATAATTTAGCAGAATTACTTCCAGAAGATATTACAGATCCAATTGGAAATGAGCTTGTAGAAAATTACATGGACTACAAAGCATCAAGAAAAGATTGGGAACAAACTTATAAAACAGGTTTAGATTTATTAGGTTTTAAGTATGACCAAAGAACAGAACCTTTTACTGGAGCTTCAGGTGCAACACATCCCGTGCTTGCAGAAGCTGTTACACAATTCCAAGCAGGAGCTTACAAAGAATTATTACCTGCTGAAGGACCAGTCAGAACTCAAATAGTTGGTAATCCAGATCAAGCAAAAGCAGCTCAAGCTCAACGTGTTAAAGATTACATGAACTACGAATTAATGGAGAAGATGGAAGAGTATGAACCAGAGTTTGATCAAATGTTATTTCATTTACCACTCGCAGGTTCTACATTTAAAAAAGTTTACTATGATGAACTGTTAGGTAGAGCTGTTTCTAAGTTTGTACCTGCAGATGATTTAGTAGTTCCGTATTCAGCTACCTCATTAGATGATGCGGACGCAATTATCGAAACAATAAAAATATCTGAAAACGATTTAAGAAAACAACAAGTCGCTGGTTTCTATTCTGATATAGAATTACAAAAACCACAAGACAAAGAAGATGAGATTGAGAAAAAAGAACGAGAACTAGAAGGAACTAGAAAATCAGGTAAACAAGAAATGGTATACACTCTTTTAGAGTGTCATGTTAATTTAGATTTAGAAGGGTTTGAAGATAAAGATGATGAATTAAACCCTACAGGAATAAAATTACCTTACATCGTAACTGTTGATGAAACTTCAAGAAAAGTTTTATCAATCAGAAGAAACTACGAACCAACAGATCCAAAGAGAAATAAAATCCAATATTTTGTCCATTTTAAATTTCTACCGGGTCTAGGGTTTTATGGCTTTGGATTAATTCATATGATTGGCGGATTGAGCAGAACTGCAACAGCTGCTCTCCGTCAATTATTAGATGCAGGAACTTTATCTAATTTACCTGCTGGATTTAAACAAAGAGGTATTAGAGTTAGAGATGAAGCGGCTCCATTACAGCCAGGTGAATTTAGAGATGTAGATGCACCGGGTGGTAATTTAAGAGATGCGTTTATGACTTTACCTTACAAAGAACCAAGTCCAACATTATTACAATTAATGGGTGTTGTTGTTTCTGCAGGTCAAAGATTCGCGGCTATTGCTGATATGCAAGTGGGTGAAGGAAATCAAAGTGCTGCAGTTGGAACTACAGTTGCATTACTTGAAAGAGGTTCAAGAGTTATGTCTGCAATCCACAAAAGATTGTATTCAGGAATGAAAAAAGAATTTAGATTACTTGCAAAAGTATTTAAAACTTACTTACCACCGGTTTATCCATTTGATGTAGTTGGTGGAAGAAGAGAAATTAAACAAATGGATTTTGATGACAGAGTAGATATTTTACCTGTTGCAGATCCAAATATATTCTCAATGGCTCAAAGAATATCTATGGCCCAAACAGAATTACAACTTGCAACATCGAATCCACAAATACATAATTTGTATTCTGCTTATAGAAAAATGTACGAAGCGTTAGGTGTAAAAAATATTGATCAAATATTACCACCACCTGCTCCAGTACAACCTATGGATCCAAGTTTAGAGCACATCAATGCGTTAGGAGCAAAACCTTTCCAAGCATTTAGAGCTCAAGATCATAGAGCACACGTTACAGCGCATTTAACGTTCATGTCTACTAACATTGTAAGAAATAATCCTATGGTTATGGCTTCAATACAGAAAAATATACTTGAACACATCAGTTTAATGGCTCAAGAACAAGTAGAATTAGAGTTTGCAGAGCAATTACAACAAATTCAAATGCTACAAGTACAAGCACAACAAGATCCAATGGCTCAACAACAGCTACAAAAGTTTTCTCAAGACATTGAAGCGAGAAAAGCAGTACTTGTTGCAGAGTTAACAGCTGATTTTGCGAAAGAAGAGAAGGAAATTACGTCTCAATTTGATAATGACCCTCTTCTAAAACTAAAATCAAGAGAAGTTGACCTAAGAGCAATGGAAAATGAACGAAAAAAACAAGCTGACCAAGAAAAAGCAGACCTTGATAGAGCAAAATTAGTCCAAGCAAGAGAATTAGCTGAAGATAAGATGGAACAAAACGAAGATTTAGCTAAATTAAGAGCTGGAGTCAGTCTTGCAGGCAAAGGAATTAGTCAAGCTAACATAATGATGGAGGAATAATTATGCCAATGACTGAAAAAGGTAAAAAAATTATGAAATCGATGAAAAAACAATATGGTAAGAAAAAAGGTGAAAAGATATTCTATGCATCTAAGAATAAAGGTGTTATAAAAGGGGTAGAAAAAGGTAAAAAATCATGATGAACTATAAAAAACAAAAAGACATTAACATTCCTGATCAAAATGTAGAAGTAGATCCAAGATCTAAGACTACAGCTGACAAAGCGTTCAATGGTTTACCAATGGGTGACAAAGAACAAGTCAGAGGTCAAAAAAGAATGTTAGCTGATAAGAAAAGAAAAGCTACTTGGTACTAACATGTGGTTCGGTGCTATTAAATTAGCCGTTCAAGCTGGCTCTCACATTTTTAAAAATCGTCAGAAGACTAAAATGCTTATGGCGGACGCACAAATGCGTCATGCAGAAAAAATGGCAAATGGAGAAGCAGAATACCAAGGTAAATTATTAGAAGCAAGGCAATCGGACTGGAAAGACGAATTTATTTTGATTTTACTTTCGGCTCCAATTGCGTTATTATCGTGGGCAGTGTTTTCGGATGATCCAAGTGCAATGGAAAAAATGAAATTGTTCTTTGAATATTTTTCACAACTTCCATTTTGGTATCAGACAATTTTCGTGGGCGTCATAGCGAGCGTTTACGGACTTAAAGCAACTGATTTAATTAAAAGGAAATAAGTATGGCAAACCCAAGATATAATAAACAAACTACGAACATGAGAGTTTGTAGAAGTAGTGGATCACCTAAATCGGGTGAAAAACCTATGAAGCAAAAATACAAAGGCTTTTCAAAATTACCTGAAAGAGTTCAAAAGAAAATTAATAAAGATTTAGCAAAGAAGGTTTAATATGAATAAATTTAATAGATCAAATTTTAAGAATGGTGGTTCTTCAGAATACCACACAACTAAAGAAGGCAAAAAAGCTAAAAAAGGTCTTTGGTATAACATTCATCAAAAAAGAAAACGTGGTGAAAAAATGAGAGCAAAAGGTGCAAAGGGTGCACCAACAGCAGAGGCTATTAAAAAATCTCAAGCGTAATGTTTAGAAAA